GCTTGAGCTTCTTTCAGTTCGTCGTCCGTAAATGTACTCCAATCAGTCGAACAATCATCTAGTGGAACGCGATCATATAGCTCTGTTACGACTTTCATTTGTTCATTATATTGACGAGTTGCTTCTATATATAATATACGAGCTTCTTCATAGTCTTCTTTCCATAGTTTATATTTAATAATTAAAAGAGGAGAGAAGTATTTTTCGTTTAAGTAATAATCAATATTTTCAATATAATTTGAACCAAAATTGACATAAGTAATGCCAAGATCATCTGCGCCTTGCACATAATATCTAGTATACATATTGCTATCATCTACAGAAATTTCTTGAGATTGTTGCAGATTGCGAAAATTAATGTTTACGTTTGTACTCTTGCCATAATTCTCTGGGTGGTAAGCGCTTATTTTCATATGCAAAAAGTCGAATACAAATACACACTGAAAATATTTAGCCATATCTTGTGTAAAGAAAGAATAAAGATCCTGACTCTCAATATCAAATGCACCAATTTCGTTAGATAGAAGAGTAGTGGTTTCGACATATTTTCCATCTTTATATGTCCGATACGTTTTTGGGGTTGAATCAATTTCCCCAACAGACCATCCTTTCATGCCAGAGGCTTTTAGGGCTAAATCAATCAAACTAAGTTGCGGATTTTTAGGATTGTGAAATTTAATTTGTTCTTTAGCAAATTCTACATCATCTATTTTCTCCACATTATTATCTGCTAACATCTCGTAGGAATCTGTTGTTCCCTGGTTGATTTTAAAATTCTTGAGATCGTGTTGTTGCATCTCGATTTCTGCGGATTGACATGTGATTGTTTTGGTTTGCTTCATACCATCGTCAGTAATTTTCGGATGTTCCATGATGAACCAACCAACATTTTCGACATAAACACGCATAAGCCATCCAACAAGATCATATACATTGGAATGAACTAATTTAGAAAGACCTTTTCCATCTTGAATAAGAATATTTTCATTCAAGTCAAACGTCAATTCAAATGTATTATTAAATTTTGACGTGAGCTGAAACGTACTTTCTTCGATTCCATTAATAGCACATAGAATTTTACCATTTGGTGTTCCTAAATATACATGCCCCTGAATCGGCTCATTATAACGATTAAAAACTATATTCACGTTTATTCACCAACCTTTCGAGACTCAATATGTTTAACTTTAAAATCACAATTACCATAAAATAGAAGAGAATTGTTCCCGTTCAAGAGCTGCAGCCAATACATATAAGCCACATCAGTAATACCCAATTTATCGTAAGTTACCATTCTTCCTAATTCATCGTTAATAGTAAGTTTCTGACAGTCAAGATATACTTTCAAATCTTTAGACATTGACATCCGCATAAGACCATTTTCAATAATGTAATATACTTTTGAGTCCGTCCTATAAAATATCGTGTGATAAGTTTCGTTCCCATAAGCATCAACTAACTTAAAGTTAGCAAGTGTATTATTGCAATGCCAATCGATGTCTTTTGTAGAATCTGAAATCGTGAATTCTACAGTACAAGCATTTGATCTTGCATATGTATTTACTAATGATACTAGCTGACTTTGATAATTCGTATTAGAAGAAGAAAGCGTACCTGTCTGATTAATTGTCGCATCAGACATATTACAGATATATATTTCTCCATTTGCCTTTGGAATAATGTCAATTGAAGGATACACATAACTATTCAATTCGTCACTATTGTTTGCAATTAAAATATTTTTATATGTGGTACATGACACACTTGTTACAAGGTTATCAGTATAACCAAAGGGCGTTGTACATTTAAAATATAGTTTTAATCCAAATGTTTGAGCATTAACAGAGTAAGATTCAATATTATTAAACCAACCAAAATAACGAACTGTATCATCAGCCGAATCGCCTGTTCCTGAAAATGTTAACCATTCTGGAAAGTGAGAAGAAGTTAGCCATCTAGTAATTTCACGACGTTCTGATTTAGTAATTACTGCTGCATTTTGATTCGTGAATTTACATGGGTCTTTAATAATATCAAGCTCGAATTCTAATGTATCGTTCCACTTATCGTAAAAGTAATTCGGCTCCACTTTATAACGATTTGCATCTCCAGTCTCCATATCCCTCTCCATCGCCATATTCACATCTGCATCATCATCAAAATCCACAGATACGTATTTCACACTTAAATCACTCAGTTTCTTTCCCATAAACGTAAAATCTTTAAATTCTTTTGCCATTTTCTCACCTCCAAAATTTTGTTATAATTATAATTGTTGTTATAGAAATAGGAGAGTACCTTTGACAGTACCCTCCCATAGTTTGTCATCTTGATGGTCTAATACCAACTTTTCTTGCATCTTTCACGATCTGTTTACTTGTATACTGATAAGATTTCTCCAGAATTTCCTGCAATCCAGGCAGAGCATCCCTGTCAACATTACCTTCCACATTAAGCAACGCATCATAATGATTTGTTACCGTTACATTTCCGACATTGCTGATGTTCTGAGGAATATTCGTCTGCACCAGATTTGGCGTAGTACTTACATTCATACCGAATTCTTTAGGATCAATTGCACTTAATGCAGCTAAATTACTTACGAAATCTGCTGGTAGAATAGAATCTCCATCTTGAACAGGCGTAAGGACAGCACCATCTTTCTTGCGATAGATTAATTCTGAAACGCCATGATGTTTGGTGTCTTTATTTTCGTTTGTCCATACAAGCTGATCGCCATGAATACGATCCGTACCCTTTTCATAACCACTAATCTGACTGAGACGTACCCATCCAAGATCACTATAATTAGGATCATGCGCACTCTTGATATGGATCTTAAAATCACCAGTAGTACGTCCATTTCCGCCATATTCCCTAGCCGTGTAAGAGTCAATGACAACGGCACCAGGCTGACCGGAAAATCTACTACCTTTTGGAGCCATACCCCAAGAGTCATTGTAGTAAGATCCTGTGAACGTTACGACATCGCCAACACGAGGAATTCCATCGCCACCAGTTTTTGCTGGTTGTGGTTTCGGCTGTGGCTTTGGTGGTTTTGGTTTTGCATTGACCTTAATTGATACCTTTGCAGACAGTCCACTTCCATCGGTAGTGGTAGCAGTAATCGTACAAGAGCCAGGTTTCTTTGCTTTTACCGTACCATTAGATACAGTAGCAATTGATTCATTACTTGATTTCCAAGCAAGAGTCTTATTAGCTGCATCGTTCGGTCTGATTGTAGCAGTAATACTTGTGGATTTACCCTCTTCCAGTGTAGTAGAAGTAGGAGACACCTTTAGTTCCGCAACCTTACGATTCGTTGTATCTTCCGGCTTGACTAATTGATCCGCAAGATCACTGTTTACTTTTGAATTACTGTTGATTGGATCAGTTTTTGTACCAGATGCGGTACTGGATGGATTTTTATTTACACTGGACTGAGACTGTGATGCATTGGAATTTTGATTCTTAACACCTGTCTCTGTGCTTAGATCAGACTGGGTATTGTTAAAATCCGTACTACCTACCCAGCCAGTATTTTTGATGATAGAATTGATTTTACCGTATGCTTCTTGATAAGAGGACACAGCTTTGTCAAGCATAGAATTGATGATCTCAAGCTGTTTGTCGGCATTATGACTGATTTCATACTCGGTATCATCAAGAGAAGTTTTCAGATCTTCACTGAGCTTATCGTAACCTTGAGACTGCATATCATTTGCATGGTCACGCTTAGTATCGGCTAAATCTTGCTCTGCTTCTGAAAGCTGTTGCTTCAATTTCTTAACTTGAGATTGAGCATCGAGGTTATTTCATTTTCTTTTCATCCACTCGCTACGTGGACAAGAGCATAGCTGCTCCCCATACTTTCGTATGGAATGAGACTATATCTTCTGTTTATTATTCGCTTGTTTTCTTGATAAAATTTTTATGGATTTATTTTTCTTGTTCATTGGATTTAAATTGAGTTGTTTTACAAGAATCGATTCAAGATTGTTAAATTCCCAATATGGAATACGTAGAAGATTAATATTATTCCATTTACAGTACCAATTTTTCATGGCATCGTGCAAAACGGTGTTTAAGAAGTTATCTTCTCCGAAACATGGCATATAATGTCCTTCTCCATCATATTCAATGCATAGATTGTAATCTGGCAAATAAAAATCAAACGGTAATGGCCTTTTATCACAACATGTCTTGTTAAAAGTTTCCTGACGATTGTATTTTATACCATACATATCTAATATAAGAGATATAACGTATTCACCATAACTTCTTTCACTACAATCTGGACATTTTCCGTCGAGATTGTTATTATATGCTAATAAACTTGTTACAAAAGAACGTTTGCAACTACCGCACAATATGCTCAGATTACGTATATCATTTTTAATGTATTCTTCTGGATTAAGTAATACATTATTATTTTTAGAAGCAATAATAGCAGCTACATCATCACGATCTAATCTGGCTTGTTCTGCTCTCGACTCTATAGCACATTTATAACAAATACTTTCTCCATTTAAAAAATGCGTAGAAGACTGCTCTATATAACCATGTTTAGGGCAATTGAATGAAATTTTATCAGATGCTTGTATATTTTCAAAATCCGACTCTGATAATGTTTTGCTATAATTTAAAGCATTGCATTTCTCGCAGTATCTTCGGTATTTATCTTTGGCGATAGAAGATTTTAGCGATATTCTTGCTAATTTTTGACCACAATCAGGACAAAATCCTGTAGTTGCTTTATATAAAGATAAACTCGTTGTATATACCTGATGGCACATCGCACAATCAATTTTTAAGTTCTTTGTAAAACATCCTATATAGTCTTCTGGATTTAGCAATTTGCTTCCGTTAGCATTTATAATATCTGTAACTTCTGAGATTGATATCAGATTATTCTCTCTTGATGAACAGCAATGGCTCATTTTATCTAAATCGATATATTGACAATGAATATTTTGCTTTCCATGACGTAGACATTCATAATATACTAAAGAGTTATATCCTTGACAATCTTCAAGCTGCGATAATGGTTTATATCCATATTTATTACACCATTCAATATATAAATTATATCTTTTAGATATACTCCTAATTCTTTCCTGATCTTTTCCGTATCTAACAGAGCACGTTCTACATAAATATTTATTGTATTTACCAATAGATTTTCTATAATTCATATATGGCACATTGAAAGGCTCTCCACAATCGTCACATGTTACATCTACTTTAACCATCGATGTTCTTGGTAAATCATCGGGATCGACTTCTAATATATCTCCACATTTAGTAAATGTATATCCATACTGTGAATAATAATTCTTATTCGCGCCAGTCCATGTTGTTTTTACTTTTTGATTTTCTACTAACATATTTCACCTCCAATCTTTTATTCTCTTCTTATAAAATTGCACAACAAAAAATCACGTATCTTTCAACGTGATTAAATCCATAAAAATAATTATATTTAATAAACAGTTTGTATTTTTCGAGTTGCCAATCGCTTGCAACCCTATGGTGGTACACTCATCCCACCTAGTCGTTGAACGTTCTCCTATTCGGAGTTTCGCTGCTGATTGTCCAATCTATATATTTTTCAAGCGTTCACGTTTTACTTTATTTCATGCATCCGTTGTAGCATATATAGCTCTAAGGATATTCCAGCAATTAAACAAATTCGGCAAATATTCACCGATTCTAAAGCCATAATTTGAGCTTTAAGGCTATTTATGTTATTATTCTGAGAATTAATCTTCTTAGAATAGTCGTACATATCCTTCTGCTGTGTCAGGGCTTCTTTTCTCTTGCTGATTATTTTATCAAGATAATCAACCTCTGTACTCATAGCATTCTTATACAGATCAACCAGACTGTCCTGATATGATTTCACATCTGCAATCGAACCTTGAATACCTTCACGGTAATCTTTTGACTTGTCATTATATTCCGTTAAGGAAATAACCCCATTGTCATAAGACTCTTTTAGTTTTTGCAGACCCGTGGTATAATCTGCAATTTTTTGTTTTGCCGTACCAATACTCTGCTGTAAGAGAGCAATCTGTGCCAGTCCCTCTTCCGTGATACGTCCTTGTTTATCAAGGAATGCATCATCATTCAGAAGGTCGCGGAAACTTTTCAGCTCATCTTCAAGGTCACTGTACTTCTGGATAGCATCGTCAAGTGGCTTAAAACGTAGCTCATTGATACTATCTTGAAGAGATTCATTGTCCGTAATCAGTTCCAGCGTATTTTCTTTTAGTGTTTGAATCTTTTCTGCATAATCTTGATACGATTTGGAATTGACATCAAGGACTGCCTGTTTCTTCCGGTATATTTCCATCTGCTTTAGATTCTGCTGTACCTGAGCGTTATTATTATCTATACGGTCAGTGTATAAATTCTCTGGCACATTACGATTCTGGGATTGCAGGTAAGAAATATATTTCTCCGTAATATCCGAATTACGTTTGATTCCGTCAATTACATTCTGGATAGTATCAATTTTAATCTGATCCAATTTATCCCGTAGTTCAAGAAGGCTAGTAGAAGCATCGTAAATCTTAGCTGTGAAATCTTGAATATTTTTCATAGCAGCTTGATAAGCTTCGGAACCTTTCTTAAGATAACCACTGGAAAGCTGTGAATCTACTTCTTTCTGATAATCGGAAAGCTTTTTGGTAAGCTGATTATAAGTATCTTCCTGTGCCTTGATGGATTTATTTATGCTTGCATAGTTGTCTGGATTGTCGATGGCTACGCCTAGAGCATCGTTAAGAGATATTTTGGAATCGGCTACGTTTTTAATTTTATCATTGATGTCTACGATCGCATCATATTCTTTTTCAATGATTTCCAGACGTTTCTCAGCGAGTTCGGTAATTTTATCTTCGAGTTTGGCTACGTTATCAGCAGCGGATTCATATTTACTGTAGTAGTCCTTATACTCGTCAATCTTTTTCTTCAGATCCTCGTTGGTTACTTTTTCCACATCAAGTGTGCCATTCTGGATTTTAGAAATATAAGAAGGATCAAGCCCCACGTTCGCCGCAAGCTGTAAATACTTGTTGGCTGACTGCTGATTTGCAGTTAATTCCTGCTGAACTTTACTGATAGCGTCATATGCTTTTGTCTGCTTCTGTGCCAGACCGATAGCACGATCAATGTTATCAACTGCAATCTCAGTAGCACGAGACATTTCCTTAAGAAATACTTCTATCCAGTCGAAGGTTTCCTCGGTTGCTTCTTTGGTGAAAGAGCTGCCGGAACTTCCTCTGGAAGAGCCACCGGATGAGGATCGAGAATTAGAAGAAGCGCGTGTAGACGATCCGTAGCTACTTGAACCTGAAGAGGATTTGGAAGAACTTGTCTTATCTTTATTCTTCTCTGATGTCATCACACCAGTATTCTTATGAATACCAGGAGAACCATTTCCAAGTACCAATGCTGTACCAGATGCGAAAGATCCGCCTTGTATTTTTCCCCGTCCACCACCAGACGTTACATAGCCGTTCTTAAGCAATTCTTCTGACTGACGATTATTAAATACAATTTGACCTTTCTTGATATTAACAAACTCAGCGCCATTATCACCAACGGTTCTCCATGTACTCGTAGCAGGATCAACAACAATCTCAGTACCTAATTCTCCGACAAGAGAAGTGCTTGACTCTTTTGCTCCCCAATTGCCCGATGCATATGCCGTTCCAAGAGAATGAGCCGTGCCGTTTACTTTGTGTTTTCCAAAACCAAATATATTAGCACCAACAGAAACAACTTTAGATACAACTCCTTTAATAGCAGATGCAAGTAAAGATACTTCGCCCGTACCGAACACATTGGCACCAACAGAAACAGTTTTTGATTTTACACCAGATATTGCATTGAATAAAGCATCAACAAGATCTGTCCCTTTAACATTTCCTGTAACATCTACATCTTTATTCTTAACATTATCTATCGAATCACTTAGCTCAGATACCTGATCCTGTCCTGTCACGGTGGCATTAACTGATAGATCTGTATTTTTTGCAAGAAGATCATTAAGCCAATCAAAAAATTGCGAAACTTGTGTCCCGTCAAGCTTCGGTGACATTGTAACAGTTTTCTCTGCTGGAACACTGTTCTCCATAGCCGCATCTAACTTAGATGTATCTCCATCGACATGCATCTTGATTTCTTTTTCAGACAGTTTATCTAATGACTGCTCGAAAGAATTAACATCATCAGTGTTGATATTAAGGCTTGCCACAAGATCATTGTCCTTTAGATCAGAGTATAAATCCTGTACTTTTTTCTCTGCTTCTGATGTGTCAATGTCAAAGCCCATATCTTTCATTTGATTCTGGGCATTCAAATCCTCATAAGCCTTTTTGAATTCCTGGAGCTTATTGATTGTCTCAGTAGATTCTTCGGAAAATTTACTTGTATCAATTGTCATTACTGCAGGCTGTTCCAATTCCTGCTTCTCGATTAATAAATCTTTTAAAGCATTGTATGCTTGTAAGACATTGATATTTCCTAAATCTAATGTACCATCGTCATTCTTTAGATTCTCTAAAGCCGTCTTTGCATTTTCAATATTTGCATCAATATCAATCGTTGTTGATTTATTATCTGTATCTTCTGTTAAATTATCAACCTTTTCTTTTGCTTTGGTTGTATCTGCATCGACATCAATAACACCATTAGCATGTAATTGATCTCCAAAATTCTTATAGTCAGATTTATATTGATCACTCTGATAATATTCTGCCCAGGACTTTCCAGAATCAATAAATGCATCATTCATATATTTCATAGCGTCATAAACACTAGAAATTTGTCTTTGAATTGCATTCTTTGTTTTTTCATCTGTAGCATTCGACAGATTCGCTTTTAGTTCATCAACATACGAAGCAGCTTCCTTATATGCGTCAAGATTTGCAACATCACTCGTATTAGCGCTTTCTGCTTGTTTAAGATATTGTTTCTTAGATGCATTTAATTCTGCCCAGGTTTGATTATCCCCACCTTCGTCAGCAGTATTCTGTAACTCGTCAATCTGCTGCTGAATAGAAGCAAGACTGTATTGAAATTGAATATTAACAACAACATCATGATCTGTTAATGTTGAAAGATCATTTTCATATCCCGCTAATTCTTCATCCCATCCGTCAATAAGTTTTTTATACCGATCTTTTGTAGCTCCTTCTTCCATAGAATCATAAATAGTTTTGATTCCATTTAAAGCTGACTTGTATTGATCTAACTCATCACCAGACCAAACCATATCATTAAATTCTGCACCGTAAGCCTCCAGATTATGCATCAAAACTTCTACGGCGCTTACGCTTATTCCTAATTTGTTGGCAGCATCAGCACTGCTGTTAAAATTCTCCGTCCATTGAAAATCATTATTACCGTCTGCAATAGCAAGACCAACATTCTGAAGATCCGTTAAGAAATTTTCTGCACTTTGGAATTGATCCTCATTGTCAAAATATCTCTTAACTTTGTCCTGCGCTTCTTTCCAAGCTGCTTCATAAGCCTGTGCATCAAAAGTGAATCCATCGTCTGGATTAATTTTCTTTTGAGTCATGAACTGGGCCGCTTCTTTAAAATCATCCGTGCCAATCTGACCATTCGCAAACAATTCGTCAGCTTGAGCAAGATATTCCGCCATTGTTTTCCAGGATTTATCTTGATTATCCGTATTAAAAGCAGTTGCAACGCTTGACAGACTTCCTTCAACTGTATTAATTGCATCAGCAGCATCTTCAGCAGCCGATGCGGTTTCT